AAATGAAAATCATTAAGTAAATCACATTCTACAAATTTAAATTTAACCTCGTCTTTGTATCTGTTGAAGTTTTTGACTTTGCTCATGTAATCTGCTATATCCATCTTGCTGTCTATCCAGTCATTTGTTTTGTGCTTGTTTACACTCTTAAGGAATTTATGATAATCTCCTCCTTCGAAATTTTCTATTGTTTGTTGCATATAATAAAGTGCAGTAGGATTGTAATCATAAAAAATAACTTCCGTATTTTTTTCATCTTGTATTCCATATTTGTCCAAGTAACTTACCCAATTAAATCCACTTGCCGGCATAATCAACTGACTAATTGGACCTTTCATAGGAACATCAAGCACCTCTTCTGTATTGATAGGATAAAACAGTCTACTTGCACTTAAATTGTATTTGTGGTATATGTGTTTGCTATTTTCCATAAAGTCCGTTTCGTGTGGTGCATAATAACATCTTTTTGAATGTCTAATGTCTTCATCGAACACAATGATATTTTCACCATTGTCTAAAGCAGTTCTAACAAGATTCCAACCATGCCATTTGTGTGTGTATTTCTTAGGAGTATCTCCTGGCTTGACCCATAAAGGCGTGTAGTCGTCGTGAAAGTTTTCATCACTACGTATAGGTTCATTATCCATATGTTCTGCATCAGGTTCTGCCTCGCCCACATCTGGACACTCTAATTCTTTATATTTGTTTAAGTTAACAACATAACATTGTTCATGAAGTTCGTAGTATCCTTCTTTTCTATCCAACACGTGACCTGCAATAAAAAAGTCTTTCTTAATCAATTCATGCAGATGTTCAAAAAATTTACCACCTTCGAATTCAGTGTCTGGTGTATATACCACTGCGTAATCATACTTGTCGACTGCTTGTTGTAAACTTACAGTTTCACTTATAGCAATCCAAACATTGTAACCATTACTGGTAATATTTGTAATACCGTATTCTGCTATATTCATTATTGTTTCTTTTGTAGCATTATTTTTTATTAAATGAAAATTTGTACTACAGATAAAAATAATATTTTTGTGCTTTAAATTAGGTGCTTCAAATTCGAATGCCATTTTTCTTCAAACTCCTGTCTAATAGTTCATTAAATTCTTTACGTTTGTTTCCAATGTGTGCCTGTGCTATCATATGAATCCTGTCAACATTAGAATTGTTTTCTACTCTATGTTGTTTTAGAATATTAATTAGATACACTTTACCATTGCGCCAAGGAACAAGTCCATGGTCTTTTAACTCCATATAACATAATGCTGGATTTACTATCGCAACATTAATTGGGATCAAGTAATCACAAAGATCATTGGGCAATTCGTGTCCTGGATGATCGTCATGCCATTCAATTTTTCCGTGTGATTCTAGTTTCATAAATCTTATTCTGCTATATCTTTCAGCGGGGAATTGTTTCCAAAACTTTGTAGCCAGTGGTGCATTTTCAGTTAATGCTGTCCAATCATAAGGAGCATTTAATTCATCTTTGTATCCGTATTGTCCTGCTACCTCAGTCAAGTCCATTCCCAAACCATGTAAACAACAACTGCTCCAACCTTTGTTGCCATACTCGTCACTTCTGTGTGGCACATAGTAAGGGTCTACTGAATTTAATTCTTCTTTACTAATAAAATTTTTAAAGTCAATGTCTAATTCTAACCAAGGCAAAGTTCCGTCTTTAAATTTATTAAAGACCTTTGTGGCTGTATCCAACCCTATGTTATGATATTCTTCTATGTCTTTGTTGCTCATTATCATTATATTAATCCTGCCCTTTTTCTTCTAATTTGATCTGCCATGTCATGATTTACGTCTCTGTGTCCTTCTTCATCTTTACGTACTGCAATAACAACATCACGAAGTTTTGCATCTTTATCTAAATTATAATAATCGATTGCAATTTTAGGTGCTTTTATATTTTCTGCTCTACCCTCATCTATTTCTTTTAGATATTCTGTATAACTTATGCAGGCTTGTTCCTCAAAATATGCAACCATCCTATGAGCACACTGCGGAAAAAATATGTACAAGAACATATAGAAATGCCAGAAAATAAATTGTGCTGTAATAATCGCCCAACGTTCTACCCAATTAGGCTTTGCTATTCTCATAAAAATCATCAAATGCATACGTTCATTTTCCGCTTCTGCTAACAGAGTCTTTATCCAACCTCTGTCGTCTGGTTTCATTTTTCTTAAACTACGTAAATGATTCCACATACCTGCAACCATGCCTGGCACACCTGCGATAGTTTCTAATACAACCGCCCTGTGTCCATATCTCTTTTTAAAAAAACTATCTGCTATCCAACGCAAAAACATTGTAATTCTATAAGCAACTCTATCTGAAAAATTTACTGGTGCTTTCATTTAGTATTTCCTATTATCATAAATCTATTATATTTTTCTGTTGGCATAGTGCCAGCGATATCTACATTTAAATTGCAATCTTTTTGAAACTCTTCTAATGTTTGTTTGCAATTGACGTGTTCTTCATGACTGAAATAGTCATTGCTCTGTAATACAATCCTTTTGTTTGATGGCAATTTATCCAACCATTCGTTGTATTGGTCTGGTGTCATGTGTTCACATACAGTATTAATAATTAAATTGTGTTTATCATAATCGTTGTAAGCCAACATATCGGAAGTAATTGCTTTGAATCTGCCTTGCATTTCATAATCTTTGTTCATATTGTATGCAATATCTTCACATTTATTATCAATGTCCATACTTACAATTCTAGTAATATCTAGCCTACTATTAAACAATAGTGTCGCAAGTACTCCGTTCCATCCGCCGCATAATAATATATTGTATGGTCTATTTTGATGATACTTTTCTAAATGTTCAATTAACCAAACTTTGCTGTTGATCTGACCTTTCCAGAAACTTTCAAGGGTACGATATCTATCATCAGATTCTCTGATTGCATCCATCCAAAACAAAACATCTTTTATATTAATCTTCAAATTGTGCTCCTAACTTATCAAATGCTCCACACTGTCTACTACATTCACGCAAGGGAGTTATTTCCCAAGTGCTTTCTATGTCTTGGAAAAAATTGCTGTCAAAAATATCCTTTAAAGATTCCTTATACAAATTAGGAAACTTGTTAATTTTTTTCATATAATCCATTCTTGAAGGTTGTGTAGGTGGCATCCATTCAACATCTAACCAACAACACGGTGAAACATTTCCACAAGCACTAACATAGATTTGGTTATATTTTTTTGCTTTACAAATTATGTTTGGTTTACTATCTTTACTTGCTTCTTTCATCATTGGAATCATTGCTTTACTTTTTTCCGATGGTCTTAATTTGTGCAAAGGATTTCCTTTTTCATCTATTACTTGGAAATGATCATCTTTGAATCTTGTTGTATTTTTTGTTGTAAACATCTTGAAACCTAGTTCCTCTGACATTTGTTTTGCTTCTTCTACTTGATGTTCGTTGTGTTCAAACACCAGCATATGCCATTTAGCATATCCGCCAGCACCTATGAAAGCCTTTGCGTTGTCTATAATTTTGTTAAAGTCAGTTGATATTCTATATAGATGATGTGTATCCTCCAAGCCATCTATGCCGAAAGTTACAATTACTCTATGTTTGGCAAGTTCTTTCCACCAGCCTGTCTCCCTTGCACTACCATTTGTGTGCATACTCAATTTCATACGAGGGTTTACTTCACGTAGATGTTCAAATATTTCCATTGTGTCTCTACTAATAATCGGATCACCTAAATTTCCACACATAAACATACTGTTCAATTGTTGTATAAACTGTCTTGGAAACCATTCCTTAAATCTATCTAGAGTGATGTCATCTAATTTAATGAATGGATTCATTGGTCCACCATTTATCCTTCGCGGACACATCGGACACTTTGCTTGACACTTGCTTGTAATTTCTAAATGCACGTCTCTTATGTCTTCAAATTTATACATCTGCGTAATATTCCTCTAACTTCTTTTTATAATCTTCTTCTGATAAGTTATGCCAACCGCAACATCTACCTGTAGGAGATCGTCCACATGGGCATTCTTTCTTTTTAGGTATTTTGCTGTCTGCACTGCTAACACAACTAGGCGTTATACAAGGCATGGCAGTTTTAAATAAATTAAATCCTTCGTCTATAGACCCTAGAGGTTGATCGTGACAACTATAACTTCTTTTTACTTCGCCACCTGGTTCCCTCACAATACAACTTTGAAATCCTGCATTGCAAGTCCAATTTTGAAATTTATTAAAACCAAAAGCATTTAATCTTTCTGCTTGATCTAGGTAATATTCTTTCTTTTTATTATCTATAAGTTTCAATTGATATATTTTATTATCTACTCTATCGGACCAGTTGGATTCAAAACTGTCGAAATTGTTATAATATTTTTGTGGAAACTGTTGCGGGAAACCTTGTTGTAAAAGTTCTTTTTGTTCGTCAGTGTATCCATCAACAATAAAACTTGCTGTTGGATCGCTTTGAGGTTTAAGTGTAACGTTGATTCCTCTCTCATGAAATCTTTTGCATCGTTGATAAAGTTCATCAAATAGTTCTGGAACCATAACTTGATTTATTGTTACAAATACATCACGATTAGTAAGCATTAAGATTTTATCTCCGAACTCTTGTTCGTTTGCAAATTCATGATGAAAACTTGCAGTGATTGATCTTCGTGATAATTGTTTTGTAGCATCTAACCAACGCTCCCACCATTTCATACCAGGACTTAAATTTGTTGTCATGTGAATACTTTGATATGTTGTGTCTGGGTCCTGATTGTAGTATTCAATCAGTTCTAAAAATTTTTTATACGCAGTAGGTTCACCACCACTAAAACTAAAATGAAAATCTGTAAAGCCATTGTCTCTTGCTTGTCTTTTTATTTCATCTATAGTTTGTTTGTATTGTTCTAAAGGTCTATGGTCCGCTTTGTTGCTATGAGCATAGGGCCAACAATACGAGCAGTTGTAATTACAAAACCTACTTAATATCCAACTTACAGAAAAAAGTTTTTGATCCAACATAGTTTGTTGTCCAACTTCTATTATATTTTTAAATGGTATGTCAAAATTAGTTTGCATTTTTGTAAGTTTCTTCTAGCCAAGCAAAGTCATTTATTTTTGAAATTGCTTCTTTGTTTCCTTTATTTTCTGTTCCATACTTTCTGCCTGCTACTGCTCCGTCAACAGCAATTAAATCTTTTGACTTGCACCAAGCATCTAGTCTTGCATCTGTTTCACTGTCCTCTTGTCTGTCAATAACTTTGCTAGACAATTTTACACACTCTCTAAAAGCACTTTTCCAAGTGTTAAACGGTGTTGTATCGAAAGCGGAAACATTTGATATTTGCTCCATTGGTCTAAATCTATCACTTATACTTGTAGTCATATCAGTAGTTTCTGTATTCATATTTAATGTCAAATTGGTAGGCAATAGTTTTACACCGCCATATCCATACACTAATTCATTTACTGGATTTTTGCTACGCCATACGTGAACAGCATTCATATCCTTTTCCGGCACTTTGTAATCAAAGTTGAAGTCTTCTTCTATTAATGCATCTCCATCCACCACATAAAACATTTTTGTACAGGCTTTTTTAGCGGCTTCGATGTGTGCTTGATGTATTCCTTTTACTCCATGTACTCTTTGTGCAATAGGAAACCTATTTTGCAACTGTTTAAAATTTTCTTCTGCGTTAGGTTCTTGATAAGAAATAAAAATTATATCAAACATTGCCTCTCCTTTTCCATATCCTTGGAGTATTAAGATATACTTCTTTAAAAAATTTACTTTGTTCTGGACTTAACGGTTCTGTCCCGAATTCCATATCATGTTTTTCTTTAATTTTATTACCTAGATCTATTATTTGTTTTTTGCAACGTTCTTCTGTAAATGGATTATCGTTGTCATTTGGATTAAGTTCTAATCTCCAATATTTTTCATAGAAGTCAAACTCTCTTGTTTGAACAATATCCCAATCTGTACAATTAGTAAGATAACAACCTAGCCTTGCACCATGTATAGCAAAATATCCATTATCAACATCTGCACCAACATTTAACCATACAAGTAATCTTTGATAATTTTGCCACCATAAATCTTTTACATTGTTTACACGTGCATTTCTATCAAGACTCATCTTCACTCCTTCTCTAAAACCTGCTCTCCAGGCT